TCACCACCTTGTGCAAATGATGCTAATCCTTTATCAATAAGACCACCAACGAACCCACTAACTTTACTTGTCAATGTCCCAACTATATCAATTGATGAAGTTGCGGCATTTGTCGTTTGTGATATTGCAGTCTGATGTTGGTTTTCTAAACTTATTGTTTGTCTAATCAATCCTTGATTAGTTGTTTGTCGATTTTTTTCTATTGCGGCAATACGCAATATCCTGTCTTGGTAATGATTAAGACTGGTATCTATTTTTGCTAACTCTGTTGTGACTTGTTGCGAGGCCGCTGTTGTTTGTTGCACCATACCATCTGCCATTTGCTTGAACCATTCAAGCACTTCTGATACGAGCGAAGGAACGATCGACCCGCCCACTACTTTGTCATACATCCATTGAAATGGACCTGTGACTGAATCTATTAGTGCGTCTTTCTTTGATTCAAGCCAAGTAATAAGGTCATTCCATTTCTGTTTAATGCCATCAACTGTTGCTTGGACATACTCTCCAATCTTTGTTGGCATTTCCTTAAAGAAGTCTATAATGGCTGTAACCTTCTCACCTATATTTCGTTTCGCATCTTCAAATGTGGTAACAAACGAATCCCATTTTTCTTTTATAAAGTCTGGTAAAGCAGTCATTATTTCTCTTATCGTTGTTGCCATTGCTTGAATAACAGGAGCAATTGTTTTTATAACTGCTTCTACAAGTGGCCACACTGTTCTGATACCATCGAATAACAGCTGGAATAAAGGCCATAAAGCCTCAAGTATCGGAGAAATTGCAGAAAATACTGCCATCAATCCATCGAACGCTTTCATTACCGCGGACACAATTGCAGGAGCATTTGCAAGTAATTTGTCGATAAGTGGTTCTAATTTAGGTAAAAGTTTTTCAGCAATCTGAATTCCAATTGCTCCAAATGTTTTACCAAGTTTGTCCATCTTATCATTTACACGCTCTGCCTTCTCAGCAAATTCCGTGCTTATAGCTGCACCTACTTGAACTGCTTCTTCTCGTAATTTATTAAAACCTTCCGTGGTTGGACCGATGTTGGTCACCAACTTCTCTAATGCTATACCTCCGAGGTCAAACGCATTCTTTGCACGAACCGCAGGATCCTCAACTTTCATTAAGGCTTCTAATATACCATTAAATCGTTCATCACCCGTGGTCCATTTCTCATTAAGATCTGCTTGCGTCACTCCAAGACTTTCTAAAGCATTTTTGGCTGCTCCAGATCCTCTTTGTGCGAAATCACCCATACGACGATTAAATTTTGCCATAGCGGCTGCCATAGCATCGCCAGAGACGCCTAATTGATTTGAAGCATATTGGAGCCCCGATAATGATTCTACTGTGAGACCGGCCTGTCTGGCTGTCTTGGCTAAATTATCAGCCCAGTCAAGTTTATCTTTAATGCCTTTAAGGCCTGCACCAGCACCTACTACCGCACCCAAGCCACCTACTAAACCCGCAGGTCCCGTAAGAAAGCCTAATGCTTTTTTAGCACCAGCACCAATGCCGCCGAAGATTCCACCAACACCTAATTTCTTCTTTGTTTTATCTGCAGCCGTATCTACTTTGCCTAACGCACCCTTTACATTACCAAGGGATTTAACTGCGTTAGCACTATTTACAACAAGGTCAAGTTGGGCCGATGTTGCCATACTTTCGTGTCTCCCGTTCCATCTTCTTCATTATTTTCTTATTACTCTGATCAACGAATTCGTCATCAATTGCTCTTAAAACATCAATGAAAGTCTCTTGATCATCAATGCCAGCCCAATTTGCGTAGGCTAACAATGATGGGAAAGGAATTGAACCAACCCCATTGTTAGTATTTATTCTATCCGAGGAGGTATAATAGAATGCGTTAAGATAAGGCTCTAACCAGACAGGTAAAGTAGGTTGATTCGCCGCAAGTTTTGGAATATTTCTAAACTCGTGGTAATTGATTTGCCAAGACAAAAATTCAACTATTTTTTTTTGGCTTCTTCTTTATGCTTACTTCGTTTGTTGCTTAATTCATCTGACTTTTCATCTATAAAGTCTCTAAACT